GTGAGAAAAATAAATAAGTTAGCTACCGTTCTAGCCGTTTGTTCCAGCGGCTTTCTTGCATCACATGCTCAAGCAGCAGGATGGATTGATGCAGCGACCTCGACGTTTCGTTTTGCTGGCTGGGCCTGCGACCCAAGCATTCCTAACTATTCGGGATGGGTACATTTTTATAGGGATGACGACAAATTCCTTGGCGCCTTATTAGCCAACATTCCTCGCGATCCAGGCGTTGCAAGCGCCTGCGGCGATGCCGGTGTGCACGGGTTTGATGGAACATTGTCGGTGCCAGCAGACTATCTCGACAACAATAACCACACTGTTCGCGCCTACTTTATTCGGCCAGATAATTCACATTTCCTTCTAGGCAACACTAAAACAGTAGCATTTACCGCACCACCACCACCGACCGTTAGCGGCTGCGATGTAGCTTACCCTGGCACGGGATGGGTATTAACACATTATAGATTTGGGGTTGGCGTCTGCCCTTCGCCGAAATCTCACTATACTTATACTTACATTGCAGGTCTTGCAGTCGGAACGCAAATAACTGCTTGCTACAGCTCTCAACCACTGCCTCAGGGCTGGAGTGTAACTGGTCAAGGCGGTCCGTCGGGCAGTCAATGCTACAGATCAAACTCTATGGGTCAGCCGGAGCGCGACAATTACCGCCTGATTAAACGAATTAACTAGCTTTAGCTGTGATTTTTAGTAAAGCAGCAAGTTTTTCAAAAACCTAAGGGGACTGCAAGTTTTACATTCAGCTTGCAGTCCTTTTCAATACAACACTTAAAATTAGTTTCTTTGCCATTTGAGAATATCTTACATATTCCAAATAGAGATTATTTTTCGATCAGTACCCAGGTTTGTTTTCCGGTGTCGCATGCTAGTGTCGCGCCGACAGGCAGGGCCTGACAGGCTATGTCCCTAAGGCACCTTGATGCTGTACAAATGTACGAAATATAACGTCAAAAAGTTGCACTTGCTGAGGGTCAAAACCCGGCAAACCTCGTCATGTCAGACACAACATGGACCAACCTAGAGGTCTCATCAGGCAACGCGCTGCGTGGGATCGGCAGGGTCAGCAGAAACGGTCTATCAAGAGGGTAGGCGCGGCGGGGTCTCGACTGCGCGCCGGGATGGTTTGGGGCCGGATCCTGGCCTGTGGCACAGGGGCCCGCCGATGGCCTGACTGGGGCGACAGAGGCCACACAGGCATGCCCAGGGGGTTGGTTAGGTGCGCAGTTGGCAAGCACGGCACGGGCACAAAAAAGGCCACCGCATGGGTGGCCTTGATTGACCGCAACGTATTTCGGTGAGAACGCTAGCAGCTATCTATTTCGTAGCGTTTTCCTCCCCCTCCCCGACCGTGTAGGGAACGAAGCGCACGATCTCATCGCCCATCCACGCATTCAGCTCACTGAACCGCGCCTGCAATGGCGCGATCTCGTTGCGTGCGAAGACTTCGGCGGCGGGCCGCACGGCGCCGAATCCGCCGGTGTTGCTGGGCACCACGCCCATCAGCTGGGGCGGGATGCGGTGGGCCGCTAACAGGTCGTCGCGGCTCACGTTCTTGATGTTGAAAAACTCGTCCTTTGCGGCAACCTCGGACAGTGGGATGACCTGAATCCCGTCCTTCTACCCGTTGGGCGCGTGCATGAAAAGGTTTTTGAAGTTGCCCGGCCCCTTGCTTTTTTTCAACGCCTCGCGCAGCGCATCCACGTCGCCCTGCTGCTGGGCCGCATCCGACAGGTACAGGATGAAGCCAGCGTGCGAGCCGTTGTTGTAATACTTGCGGCGGAACAGGGTGGCGCTCTCATTGAGCCAGGCCGACTGCAGCGCGGCCAGGTACTCGGGCAGGCCGTACACCTCCTGGTTCACATCGGGCTCCATCAGGTGAAACACCGACCCCGCCTTGAATTCGTGTTCGGTCTTGGCCCCGTGCACGAAGTAGTAGCGGTCCAGCTTCGCGCCGCGCCGCATGTATTTGGCCAGGGAGTGCCGCAGGGGCAGCGAGCCGCCCAAACGATTACGGGGGCCTTCAAGGTAGGAGTTGCCGAACGTGAGGAAGTCCAACGCGAACTTGCTGAAAGTAGCGCGGTCCAGCAGCTTGTGGGGGATGAAGGTGCTGGCCAGCACGTTGCGCTTCACGTAGAGCGCGCTTGCATGGTGCGGACTCGCGCGAAACGACTTGGCCAGGCCGTCCCAGCTCAGTGGCGGCTCGTACCAATCCCCATTGATCCAGCTTTCCACGTAGTCCAGCAACTCGCCATTCATCACCGGCAAGGGCTCGCCAAAAGTAAAGGCCTCGATGCGCGAGGACGCATCCGCGCCCACGTCAGTGCCCAGGCTGTCGCCAGGTGTCATCCGAAAATCTCCATGCTTGATTGGTTGGCGCCGGAACTACCCTCCAGCGGCTCGTTGTCGAGTGCGTGCATGCAGGCCCAGGCCAAATCAGCGTGTCCCGTCTGTTCGGTGCGGCCTGCCGTGTAGGTGGCATGGCTACCGCTCGCCGTGAGGGAACGCTTGATGGACATGAACGCTTGCGCCAGGTCGATGCCCACGGCGCCGTTGTCAAACTCCAGCCGCCCCTTGCTGATGATGCTTTTCGCTTTCAGCACCAGCATGGTTTTCACCTCGACCGAGTAATTGATCGCTTTGGCCGCCGGGTAGAACTTGCTCACCAGCTGGTACACACCCCGGCCCATGCCCGTGGTGTCGATGCCGATGTGCGCCACGTTGTAGCGCTCCGTGATCTGCTTGATGGCTTCCGCCTGAGCCTCGAAATCCAGCCCGCGAAACTGCTGGGTTTCCAACACGCGGAACTTGCCGCCCGGCTTGGAGGGTGGCGCCACCACCACCAACCCGGCCGAATCGCCCGAGCGCGAAGGGTCATAGCCCACCCACACAGGCCGATAGCCAAACGGCCGCAGCGTGAGCTGGTGCACATCGCTCCACTCCACCCAGCTGTCCACCATGCAAGTCTGCAGCTCCGACAGCGGGAAGATGCTGAACGTATCGTCCATGAACCCGCACATCAGCAGGTTGGCGAACTCCTCGGGGCTGTACTCGTGGCGCAGCTCCTCGATGTCGAACAGGTTGCACCCGCCGTGCATCGCGTCCAAGATCGTGACGATCTGGCGCCAAATCTTGTCCTCGCCCGTGAAGCCTCCAGCCAGGTGCGAGCGCGATAGATCCAGCTTGATGCGGTCCGCCTTCGCACGCTTCCTGTTATAGCGGTCCCCGCTCCACAGCGCATAGGCCGGGTGCTGGATGCTGCTGGGCGTGGAGAAGTAGGTCTTGCGCCAATGCTTGTGCATGGCCATGCCCGACGCTACCTTGTTCAGCTCGTCAAACTTGCGCGTCCAGAAGCACTCGTCAAAGTAGAAATTGCCGTGGTAGCCCTGCGCCGTCAGCGCATTGGTCCCCAGGAAATACAGCGTGGCGCCATTGCTCAACACAATGGGATCGCCCGACAACTCCACCCCGCAGGCCTCCTTGGCAAACGCGATGATGTACTGCTTGAAGATGTGCGCCTGGGCCTTCGACGCGGACAAGAAAATCTGATTGCGCCCCGTCTCCAACGCATCGGCCAGAGCTTCGCGAGCAAAGTACCAAGTGGCACCGATCTGCCGCGACTTGAGGATGAAGCGTGTTCGCTGATCCAGCGCTGCGCGCCAAGTCTTTTGATACCCGAACAAGGAACCCGCGAAACAGTCCAGCAGTTGCTGGTGCTCGTTCTCGTCGAAGTGGTTTCGCTCCGGCTGCTTCTTGGGCTTGTCGTTGCGACGGTTGATCGCGGGGTTCAGGTCCGCTTCCTTGCCCGTCTTCTCGTACTTGTGCACGCGGGCCAGACGCTCGATCTGGCGGCCCAGCAGGTCGATTTCCTTGTAGTCGCCGCCGGTCTTGTTGTCCTTCATCACCAACTGCGCCATGCGGGTTTCAATCACCGCCTCCACCCGGTCCACGGGTTGCGCCTTGTCCCACTCTTCGGCATCCTTCCAGCCCTGCACGGTGGAGCGCGGTTCCTCGATATAGGCCGCGATATGAGTGACCTTCCACCCCTGCCAAAAAAGGTGCCGCGCCGCGCGGCGCTTGTCGGCCGCCAGGCCGTCACCGGGCAGGATTGAAAAGGGCAAAGCTTTGGCGATGGCGTCTGCGGACATGGGGCCAAGTTTGGGCCGCGCGCCTGTGAAAAAGCACACACACCCCTGCCCTACCGCATGTGTCTGACGCACACACATGCGGCATTCATTGATGGGTTCGCGCGACGGCGAGACGATGGAGACTACTGCAAACCATCGCACTCAACGCAACCGAGGAACCCCATCACCATGGCTCAGAAAACCAGTGACAAGCCCGCAGCAAAGCCCTTGAAGTCGCGCTACTTCCGCGTGGCCACAGAGGGCGCCACCACGGACGGCCGCGCCATCACCCGCGAGCAGATCGAACAGATGGCCAAGAACTTCGACCCCGCGAAGTACGGCGCCCGGGTGTGGGTGGAGCACATGCGTGGCCTGTACGCAGACAGCCCCTTCCGCGCCCATGGCGACGTGCTGGCCGTCGAAGCCCGCGACGTGGAAGAAGGCAAGCGCGCGCTGTTCGCGCAAATCAAGCCGCTGCCCGAGCTGGTGGCCATGAACAAGGCAGGCCAGAAGATCTACACCAGCATCGAGATTCACCCCAAGTTTGCCGATACCGGCGAGGCCTACCTCACAGGCCTGGGAGTCACCGACAGCCCGGCCAGCCTGGGCACCGAAGTGCTGACCTTCGCGGCCCAAAAGCCAGAAACCAGCCCGTTCACCAAGCGCAAGAGCCACGCCGACGCGCTGTTCAGTGAAGCGGTGCACGCCGAGCTGGTCTTCGAAGAGGACGAAGCGCCAGAAAGCGAGGCCAAGGCGTCCATGTTCTCGGCCGTGCTGGATGGCCTGCTGAAGCGCGTCACTGGCAAGGCCAAAGACGACGACGCCCGCTTCTCCGAAGTGCTCAAAGGCTTTGAAGCCTTCGGCACTTACGCCGAAGCGCAGGAAAAAGCCCACGACGACTTGAAGACAGAGCACGACGCCCTGGCCAAGAAATACACCGAGCTGTCGGGCAAGCACGATGCCCTGGTGAAGCGCCTGGAAGAAACGCCTGAATCGGGCTTCACTGCGCGACCCGCAGCCAGTGGTGGTGATGGCGCGACGAAGACCGATTGCTGACCCCCAATCGCTCCCAAATCCCCCAATCGTTCCCCCAATAAATCCCCAATCCACCTCGGAAAACGAACATGCATCCCATTACCCGCAAGGCCGTCAACGCCTACGTCAGCCAAATCGCCGCCCTCAACGGCGTGGAGCGCACAGACCAAAAGTTCACGGTGGCACCCACCGTCACTCAAACGCTGGAAAGCAAGATTCAAGAATCTGCCGATGTGCTCAAGCGCATCAACATCGTGCCCGTGCGCGAGCAGATGGGCCAAAAACTGGGCCTGGGTGTCGGTGGCCCTGCAGCCAGCCGCACCAACACCAAGCTGAAGGATCGCGCCACCCGCGATCTTTCCGCCCTCGACTCCACGCAATACCACGCCCTCCAGACGAACTTCGACACCCACCTGGAATACGCAAAACTCGACATGTGGGCGAAGTTCAAGGACTTCCAGCCGCGCCTGCGCGATGCCCTCATCATCCGCCAGGCCCTCGACCGCATCATGGTCGGCTTCAACGGCACCTCTGCTGCTGCCGAAACCGACATCGTGGCGAACCCCATGCTGCAGGATGTCAACAAAGGCTGGCTGCAGCAGCTGCGCGAAACGGCGCCAGAGCGCGTCATGGACGAAGGCGCCGCCGGTGCCGGTTCCATCAAGGTGGGCGACGCCGCAGGCGCCCATTACAAGAACCTCGATGCGCTGGTGTTCGACGCCTTGAACCTCATGGACCCCTGGTTCCATAACGACACCAGCCTGGTGGTGATGGTGGGCCGCGACCTGCTGCACGACAAGTATTTCCCGCTGGTCAACGTGAAGCAAGCACCCTCCGAGGAGCTGGCCGCCAAGGTCATCATGAGCCAGAAGGCCATCGGAAATGTGCAGGCAGCGGCGGTGCCGTTCTTCCCCGGGTCGTCCATCCTCATCACCAGCTGGGACAACCTGTCCATCTACTGGCAGGAAGAGACGCGCCGCCGCATGTTCACCGACAACCCAAAGCGCGACCGTTACGAAAACTACGAAAGCGTGAACGAAGCCTATGTGGTGGAGAACGTGGGCAAGGCGGTGCTGCTGGAAAACATCGACCTGGTTTAAGCGGGCACCCCATGACCTCCCCCGCGAAAGCCCACAAACTGCGCGTGCTAGCCGAACTGTCGGCCAGGGCGGCGCCCCATGGACAGGAGGTCCGGGGCAGCGCGTATGAACTCATGCTGCGCGCGCTCGCCGAGCACAAGCGCTTGCTGCGTGGCATCCAGTCGGTAGAGCGCAAGATCGAGGCAAAGCGCGAACTGCTGCCCGTGTACGACGAATACCTGACCGGCGCCCTCGCTGGTGGCCAGGGCGGCCACGACATGGTGTTGGCCACGCTGATGGTGTGGCACATGGACACGGGTTCGTGGCGGCGCGCGCTGGAGCTGGCCAGCTATGTGATAGCCAACGGCATGGCCATGCCGCCGGAATACTCGCGCGACCCCGCCGTGATCCTGATCGATATGGCCGCGACATCGGCGCTTGACGGGAACCTGTTTGGCGACGAAGCCGTGCGCGTGCTGGCCGATGTGGCGCAGCTCACAGAAAGCCACGACGCGCCCGACCAGGCCCGCGCCAAGCTGCACAAGGCCATCGGCTATGCCCTGGTGGGCCGCACCCCAACCCACACGCCCGACTACACCACGGTGGACGAAACCAAGGCCCGTGCGGCCATGGCCCAGTTCACCCGCGCCAACACCCTGTTTGCGCAGGTCGGCGTGAAAAAAGACATGGAGCGTTTGGAGCGGCGTTTGAAGAACGCCGCTCCAACCTCCTGACCGAGCGTACCCCGCACCCTGGCGGCTCCGGGTGCCGCGACCAACAAGCGCAAGCCTGGCGGTCAACGCACCCGGACCACCGCCACCTACTTCCTGCCAAGGCCTGCCCGTGAGTTTCGTTACTACTGCAAAACCCCCCGTTGTCGGCGCAGAGCAGCCCGTGCAAAACCACCCCTGGTTCCCTGCCGTCTCGCCCGACCTGCTGCGCAAGGCATGCCGCCTGGATGGCACGGTCACGCCAGACCGCTTGCACCTGGCGCTGGTGGCCGCGCTGCGCAGCGTGAACGGCGAGCTGCGCGTCTGGCGAGAAGCCCAACAGGCCGCTGGCTACGCCACGCTGGCGGCCGTGCCCTGCGAGCAGGTGGGCGGCAAGAGCGAGAAGGAATCCTGCTATCTGCAGGCCGTCTACTCACACGTTCAGGCAGACATGGCCGAGGCCTACCGCGACATCAGCACCACGCCATCCAGCGACGGCAAGGGCGACCGCATCAAAGAAAAGGTCGAGAACCGCGCCGACATGCACCGCCAGGCGATGCGCTGGGCAATCTCCGACATCCTTGGCATCGGCCGCACCACCGTGGAGCTGATCTGATGCCCCAGGCCATCGCTCGCGACCACGAAACGCTCGACCAAATTTGCCTGCGCACCCTCGGGACCACACGCGGCACGGTCGAACCCGCCCTGGCCATGAATCCCGGCCTGGCAGCGAAGGGCGTTCACCTGTCTGCGGGTGATGTTGTGCAGCTCCCCAGCGCTCCCACCCCAACCGCCAAACCAACCATCAACCTGTGGGACTGAGCCACCATGGACAGCACAAGCATTGCAAAAGCCGTGGGCATGGAGGTCGTCAAAGCCTCACCACCTGTCACCGTTGCGGCAAACCAGCCGAACGGCTTCTTCACATGGAGCCCGATAACTGCGCTCACCTGCGCGTATCTAGTGCTTCAGATTGCCTACCTGGCGTGGAAATGGCGCAACGAACGTGAGGACCGCAACGCCCGGCGCGATGCGGCGCAGCCATGAGCACCAACACACGCCAGCGCATTGCCGTCGCGCTGCTGTCGCTATCGGCCGCAGGCTTCGCCACGTGGAAAACCAACGAAGGCGACGGCCCCACCAGCGTGCGCGCCGATGGCACCGTGGTGCACCACGCCTACACCCCCACGGCGGGCGACGTGGCCACCATCGGTCACGGGTCCACCCGCTACGAAGACGGCACACCCGTGCGCCTGTCCGACCCGCCCATCACGCGCCAGCGGGCTGAGCAGCTGGCGCGCAACCTTCACAGCGAAGAAGAAGCCCGGTTCAAGGCCAGCTTGCCCGGGGTGCTGCTCTATCCGGGCGAATACGACTTCTATCTGGACTTCACGGGCCAGTTCGGCAGCGGCAATTGGCGCAAGCCCAAATCGCCCCGCACATGGCTGCTACGCGGCGACTACCCGGGCGCGTGCCAGGCGCTGCTGCAATGGAGGTTTCAGGCAGGCAGAGATTGCCGCTTGCCAGAGAACTGGGGGCCAAAGGGCTGCAAGGGTGTGTGGACCCGTCAACAAGAAAGGCATGCCAAATGTGTAGCGATGCTCTGAAAAAGGCCGTCAAGGTCATGGCCATCACGGCGCTGGTGCTGGCGGTACTGGCAGTCGCGGGCCTCGCGGCCCTGTACTTCACCTTCTGCGGTGGCCATCCGCACGGGCTGTGCTGACATGCTGACCACCCTGCGCGCCAACGCCTGGAAATACATCGCCATCGCCCTGGGCCTGGGCTTCGCCCTGCTGATGCAGACCATCCGTCTGGCAGATGCCAGGCTGGAGACCGCCCACGCAGAAACCACCCTGCAGACCGAGCGCACGGCCGCCGCGCGGGCTGCGCTCACCACCTCAGAACGTTATCGCAAGCTGGAAGGAACCCACCGTGACGAAATCGCCCAAAGCGACACCGCTGCACAAGCCGCCATTGCTGCTGCTGATGCTGGCCGCGCTCGCGCTACTGATGCTCGGAACCGGCTGCAGCGCGACCTTGCCGACTACCTCACCCAGCACCGTGCCGCCGCCCAGGCTCGCGCCGCTGCCAGCCAGTGCGCGCCAGACACCGGCCCCGCCGATCTGCTCGCCGAACTGCAGCGACGCGCTGACGACAGAGCGGGAGAACTGGCGCACATCGCTGATACCGCCCGCGCCCGGGGCCTTACCTGTGAACGCGCCTACGACAGCGCCCGCGCAATGATCGAGGCCGCCGCCGATGCTCAAGCCCAGTAGCCTGCGCGACCAAATCACGGCCGCCGTGCCATGGTTCGCGGACAACCCCGAGAACCTGACGTTGTTCATCAACTCGGGCCGCATCATCACCACGGGCACAGGCACGCTGTCGTTTGAGTACGCCTACACCCTGCAGATAGTGGCGCTGGGCTACGCAGGCCACGCCGACGCGCTGGTGGTTCCGATGCTGGAGTGGATTTCCCGCAACCAGCCTGAGCTGCTGGACAACCCCGACAAGCGCGACAAGGCCCTGCGATTCAACGCCGAGTTCCTGACCGACATCACCACCGACATCGGCTTTGAAATCGACCTGACAGAACGGGTGCTTGTGCGCCCGCGTGCTGGGGGGCCAGTCGGCGCCGTAGAGCTGCACCACGTGGGCGAGCCGCCCCACCCCGTCCACATCGACAAACCCGAGCATTGGTCCCTGTGGATGCGTGGCGAGCTGCTGGCCGAGTGGGACCACGACCCCCGCTGACCCATGGACGATCTGCAACGCCTGGAAGGCTGGCTATCCCCCCTGCTCGCCCGGCTCACCGATGCCGAGCGCCGGGGACTGGCGCGCGAGGTGGCGCGCGAACTGCGCGCGGGCAACACGGCCGCTATGCGCGCGCAGCAGGCACCAGACGGCACGCCGTGGCAGCCTCGCAAGCCCAACAAGCTGCGGGAGTGGCGCGGCACAGTCCGCCGCAAGGCCAAGCCTGCGCCGATGTTCCAGAAACTCCGCGCCGCCGAGCACCTTAAGGCACAGGGTCTGATGGATGAAGCAGTGCTGGAGTTCGTGGGCCGGGCTGACCGCATTGCGCGGGTGCATCACTTCGGGCTTGAGGATCGTGTGACACTTGGTGGTCCAACCTATCGCTACCCTGCGCGGGAATTGCTTGGAATTACTGACGTACAGATTGACCAAGTCAGACACTTGATACTGAACCACATTACACCGTGA